AGTAATTCATATTTCTCATCTTGAATTTCTTGAATCAGATAGATCTCAGAAGTTGAGTCAATGTTTAAAATATTATCTACTAACCTATATTCTCTTCCAGTTCCAGTATCTGATGACCCTTTAACCTTAACAACGATCGTTTGTGTATCAATATAAGAGTTATCAAGGATAAAACGTTGATCTAAACTACCATCAACGGTAAATGTTTTTTTAAGAAGCGTTCCTTGATATACGTGTATTGGATCTGCAGCACTACCAAATGTTGCTACACCGCCATTGACAGTCGTTGTGATGCTTTCTGGAATAGAAAATATGTATGAACTATCATTCGCAGTACCAACGCAGACTGGTCCACGTGCCTCTAGAGTGAGCGTTGTACTTGCTGTAGTTGGAACTACCTGTAACGTAATAGATGCCCTCGCAGCGGTCCTAGAGCGAGGTACATAACCAATATTTCTTGCTAATGAAACGACATTTTCACGTAAAGTTGCCGAATCTAGGAAAGATTCGTTGACAACCATATTTGCATTGAACGCATTGATATATGTGTTATATGCTAGTGCGTTCAGAAGAACAGAAAAGTTTGATCCTTCAAAGTCAAAATCCGTGAAATTGGAATTCGCACGAAGATAATCCTTGATGGATGTCTTTATCTGGTCGAAATCTAGGTTAGTAAATTTAGTAAAAGGCATTTTATCTTGTTGCCTCTAATATGAATGAGTATTCTTGTGGTGGTATTGATTGTCCAACAATGCCAAAGGTAACAGTTACCTCAAAAGCATTGTCGTCTGGTCTTGCTTCTACTGATACGGTCAAATCCGATATTCTTGGTTCATAGTTGCTTATGGCAACAGCAATTTCATTTTCTAGAAAAGCGGCAGTACCCAGATCAACGAAATCAAAAAGACTAGAGCGAACTTCCGAACCAAAAAGTGGGTCGAAAAATCGCTCTCCTCTTATTGTCTCTACAATATTTCTAACAGATCTTCGAATCGCAGACTCATTTTTAAGCGCAGGCAAGTCCTTGGTGACTGGATGAGGGTCAAAGGACAGGCTGATATCTTTAAATGCGCGTGAAACTCGTTGAACTGCCATTTGCAGAGTATGTCTTCACATTATTTATAGACCAATTCCGTAAGTTGGTTCGGTCCCATACTCCCAATCATCGTAATCTTCGTCATTACGAATCTTTTTATGCATTTCTGCTTGTTCTTTTAGGTGATGTTGTTGTGAAGGATCACTATATTCCATCACTTCTTGAATAAATTTTCTTTTTTCTTCATAAAAGTCAAGTTTTTTGACTCTTTCCATTGATCCATAGTCTGTAATAAGCATATCTGTACCCCAATTTTCTTTCATGTAGTCTTTGTCACGGTCAGGAGCAGGATTTTGTGCCATTTTTCCTCCAAAAGTTCGGGTCCAGAACTTTTAAAGGGGTTGCTATCCCTAAAAGATATTTATTGGAAGTGGATTTGCCTGACGCTGCTCGACTTTTTCAAGTATATCATGGTTATTTGGTTGTTGCCACCAATAAATTAACCTAAATTGCTCAGAATCGTAGTGCAAACATGCTAAATCACTCTTAAAACGAGTGTTTGTATTCTCACAAAGGGACACTGCATAGACTTTTCCACCTGTCATACGGATCATAATGTCAGAAATCCATGAAAAGGTGTCTCCAGTGTTGTTATCAGAGGCAACCAAGACGAAATTGTCCCATCTCCGCTGCCATTTCATAAAGTTTTGAGTGAATTCAGTCTTATAGTCAGTTGCATTCTCATCAAGATAAGGTGTATTCACTGCTTCAATATGAAAAATCTCCCGATCCACGCTAAGTGAATGGGAGAGATGTTGAGTCACAATAGCAGAATAATCGGGAGAGACCATAAGAAAGCAAGTATTAGACGGATGAATGTCTAAATTTGCCATTTTCATCTTATAGGTCAACTCCTGAATGAGTGCCCTTTCCTTATCTTCCGAGATAAAGAGGAGTTGTTTCATTGGTGTTTGTATTTTTTTCCTGGTTTTGGTTTTCTGCGTTTACGGGATGCTGCTTTTTGTGCATTTGTGCGAGCAGTACCCGTGCGTTTACTTTTGTTTGGGTTATACTTCCCAGATTGTGACATTAACCTTTTCCTTGTCCACGATACTTTTTACGAGCCGAGTTACGCGAGGTAGCGGCATATTTTGTATTCATCGAACGCCCTTGACGAGTGAGTTTAGGTTTGCCAGGGGTGTAACCAGACTTATTCAGACCAACTTTAGATTTTGCTGCCATGATTAAATTATTTCGATAATAGTTTTGATGTTATTAGGAGAGGGAGAACCCGTCTGATAGAATTCTACAGCGTAGTCCTCCATCCTGTCAAAGTATTCTTTTTCAGTTAGATGAATGAATGTTGGTTTACCGTTAACTGTGATTGTATAACGGTATTCCCAATCTTCCTCAGATAATTCGTGACTTTTCATGTCCAACGCGGATACGAGGGTCGCACCAGATTTCGAATCCCGCTTCCTTGGCATCGAGGCAGAAGGAAACGTCTTCGCCACACATGTCCTGTACTTCACCAGACTCAAAGACTTGCATCTTAGGGGCGAACCAGGGGTACTTCATCTCAGGATGCTCGAAGACACCGTGCTTGATGAGCAACCAACCAAATCCAGCATAGTCTACGGTGAAAGGTTTGCGACGCTTCTGAATGCTTTCAAGAGTCTCGTGATTCATGACTCCACCATTGTTGCGGAAGTCATCCTCCTCCATCCAGTGAGCAACTGACGTGGTATGACCATCTTCAGTACAATACCAACCAGAAGCAATGTCCTGATCCATCAGAACAAGTTGATAGAACTTCTCAGTGTTGAATACGATGTCAGAGTCAATCCAGAGTTGATAATCATACTTCAGTTTACCGTCCCAAGGAAGTTGGTCAGGTCCACGAAGTACATTAGCACCAAGACACTTACAACGTGCGAAGTTCACCATTGAACTGTAGTCTTGTGAGATTTGAATACTTGCACCTGCTTGTACAAGATCAAAACACAATTGAACAAACGCTTTCAGAAAGATATATGATACACCACGTCCAGGTAGACAGAAGACTACTGTTTTACCCTTAACAAGCTCTCTTGCCTGTTCGTAGTCCCATTCTTGCTCTTTGGAAGCTACGGGAGTTTTTGCTTTTACTGTGAATCCTTTAGCCATAATAGTGATAGGTTTTCAGTCGAATCATAACATATTATATAGAGGCAGTCAATAAGAGGCGTCCTTGAATTCTTTCTTTACTAGGAGTTCCTCATAAGTCAAATCGTCAATGATATAGTCCGTTTTCATGAGACCGACCATTGTCTTTAAGGTCTTCCAAGTAATGTCAAATTCTTCTTCCTTTACTGAATGCATAATACATCTATCTTTCGCATAGATGTGATAAATTTTTTGCTCTTTCGTTTCAGTCATTTTCCTTTTCTCTTAAGAGTAGTTCGTTACCATCAATCATCCATTCTATACGAGTGTCTTCATACCACCCCATTTCATTTATAACCCATTCGGGCAATTTTATAATATACTCCCCAGTTATAGGATCAACCTCTAGGTCCGAAAAATTTTCCGAAAAATTTTTTCTCATGGAATGTAAACTAAAAACCTATTTTGAAATTATATAGCGTTTTATACATCTCTCGCTCGTTCAAAGTTTTATAGCTTACAGGGACCCATTGATTTTTAATTAGGGGGGGGGGGTACATCCTTATAATCGCTTAGCGCCCCGCGACGCGGCGGCGGGGAACGGCATAAGACTGCCGCCCCACGAACGCAGCACAAGGGACCTCAGAGGAGGTCGCCGCACTTGACTGTACGCCACCCACTCACAGGGCAGGGGGGGTTCAGGTCGGCACCCTTCTTAGCGGCACCCCTGCGGTAGAAGAACGCAAGGTCGGCAGCGGTGAAGTGGGCGACCTTCCCATCATAGGAGGGTTGGGTGTCGTCAGCACGAACGGGGACCCACTGCAGGGAACGATCGGAGAGGTCGGAGACGGAAACGAAACGCATGGGATGGGGTCGGTTGACTTGAGAGAATTGTAGCACGGGGTCAGGCGGATGCCTTTGCCTCAAGCATCAGGGCATGAAACTGCAGGAACGTCTTGGTTGCTCCAGGGGAGAGGGTGTTGCGTCCCTTGCTGCCATGAGCGGGGAGAGTGAACGAACCAGGGATCTGGGGGTGGGTCACCTTGAGGTGGGTTCCCCCTGTGCTGATCGTTCCGCCTGCCTTGCGGATCATGCGCTGCGCTTCACGGACTTTGATCGGTGCTGCCATGGGGTGGGTTGCTTTGCTTCCATACTATAAGACCCCCAGGCGGGAAACCTGGGGGTCGGTGGTCAGAGTCAGAACTGGATCGGTTCGGCGGTCGGTGCGCTGATCGCCTGGTAATGGGCGGCGGCGTCTTCGATTCCCTGCTGCTCAAAGTCGGAAACGATCGTCTCCAGAATCTGCAGGATCTGGTTGCCGTCAGCGGCACGGTTCAGAAGGGAAAGGGAAAGGTCGCGGGTCATGCTAGGATTGCGGGTTGAAAGGGTGGCAGTCTTTGAGGGCGCTGCCTTCCCATTGAATCAGGCGGCGATCAGTTGATCATCCTGCCAGTAGATCCGATCATCGAACAGGAGGTCTGCGATCTGATTCATGGTCGCTTCGAACTCTTCATGCTGGCGACGCTGCTCATCTGCCTTCAGGATTGCTGCCTTACACTGGGCGGCGATCTCATCGATGGAGATGGCGCGGTCGGTGCTGGGGATGTAGCGCATGAGTCGGGTGCCTTTGGTTGACTTGTTAATTCTACAGGGTCAGCGGCGGAGTCCGCAGTAGGAGGGGTCCACTTTACAGAGTGCCTCTGCCTGCCGCTCCTGGTGGGCATTGATGGTAGCTGCTGCCTCCAGGGTCCAGGCACCTGCCACCACACAGACGGAGCAGAAGAGCATGGCAGCGATGGAGGTGCGGAAGGTGCGGTCGGTCATGGGATCCGTTGCGGTTGAGAGTATTGTAGCAGATGGGGGGTGACCCCTCAGAGTTCTGCGAACATGTCCAGCATCTCTGCCTCACAGATGGCGGGGTCATTCCATGCCACACCGTCACGGGTCTCACCGATCATCCGTCCGATCTGACCCTCCATCATGCAGCGCTGGAACTTCTCCCAGGGGGTCTCCCATTCGGCACAGTACTCTACACATGCCTTAGCGGTATTGTAGAGGAACTGGTCGTTCTGAATCCAGAGGGCAACGTTCCAGGTCTGGTAGTTTGCCCAACCGTTGTAGGTGCCGTCAGAGGCGTGGTTGGTGATGAAGGATTGAACGGTCATGGGTGGTTGTCTGAACTGAGTGTATTGTAAGGGGTCAGCGGTGCTCAGTATGCCAGGAGGGTGCGGTTTGCCCACTGTCCACGGCTCAGGTCGCGGTTGAACAGCAGGGGCAGCATGTCACGGCGGCGGCA